CTTTCTACCCAAGCAGAAAAAGATGAAATTTTTTGGGAACATGTTGACCGCGTAGTGATCGATGAGCTCAAGATGCCTTTTGATAAGGAGGGGGAAGATTGATAAAAAAAGAAGACCTTAATCAATACAGAGACATATGCGCAGAAATAGAGGAGATAAAAAAAGAAGCGCTACTCCCTGTTGCGGATACAGTGAGGGGATCATCAGAAGAATACCCCTATACTGCACACACTGTAAAGATACAAGGAGTCGCGCAAAACGAAAGGGCTAAAAACCGAATAACATACTTACAAGAAAAAAAGGAAGAGATAGAACGCGTTATTGATAGGATGCCAAACAGCAGGGCCCGAAGGATCGCATCTATGAGGATAAAAAAAGGAATGAGTTGGGACGCAATTGCCGCGAAAATGGGGGGAGGAAGATCGCCGGACAGCGAAAGAAAAACTTATAGCAAAGCGCTTGAGATTGTCCTAAAATAAATTCCGAAACTTCCACAAATTCCGAAAAATCCCAATATAATAAAAAATAGAGGGTTCATGGATATGTGCTCTTTTCATGCGCACCTCCTTTCATAATATTTTTCTCCTTGGTCCATGCCGTGCCGGGGGTCAGACCGGCGCGGCAGACATGCGGCAAAGAGTGTAATACCGGTGCAACTCCGGAAGGCCGCGCCAGGCGTTTGACGGTAATCGGGTGGCGTAGATTACCGGAGCCGCAATGCCGCCGCTATGCAGAGGGCGGATTAGAAATACTGCGCTATCCGGCCCAGCGCCGGACAGAGGGAAACCGTCTTTGACGGATGTTATATAAGCGCCTTACCAGTTGGTGGGGCGCTATTTTTATACCTTGGAGGTGATCGGATGCCGCTATGCCCGTTGGATGGCCATTGCGCCTACAATAATCGGAATGTTTGCGGGGTGGATTATTGCCTATTTCCTATCGGAGGATGCCCCCATGATCTGTTGCGAGACCCGCCGGGGGATCCGGTGCTGTACCGGCGGGCGCTGGGCGGCACGATCGCCGTGTTAGCCGCGATGGGGCGGCCGGAGGACGATGCAATACTGAAGAGGTTGAGGGAGCTATTCCGTACAAGTTTGGCAAGGCCCCAGGATAGGGGCGGTGGATGATGGCTAACAACGAAAAAAATCTCGTTCCAATGAACCGCCGAACGAAGGAAGAACAGAGAAGGATTGCGAGTGCTGGCGGAAGGGCTTCGGGGGAAGCTAGACGGGCTAAAAAAACTATGCGAGAGTATGCAGACTTTCTGCTGTCTCTACCAGTTACAGACGGTAGAAAGTTCAACAAGCTGTCTCGGCTAGGGATCCCGCTGGAGGAAATTAATAACAAGATGGCCGTGATTGTTGCGTTGGTACAGGCAGCGCAAGCAGGGGATGTATCCGCCACAAAGGAATTGCGGAGCATCATCGGTGAAGACAATGTATTCGATAACAATGAGGGGGTGCAGATCATTGACGACCTATAAGCTCTCGGAGATCATTTCCCCGGCGTTTGCCCAGTCCCACCGGGCTGTCAAATCCGGCTCCATCAATGAGCTGATCGAGAAGGGCGGACGCGGCGGTTGTAAAAGCAGCTATTGCAGCATTGAACTGCTCTTGCAGTTGTTAAAGCATCCAGAATGCCATGCGGTCGTTTTACGTAAAATTGGCAATACCCTTCGCAGCAGCGTCTATGCACAAATCTGTTGGGCGATTGCAGAAATAGGGTTATCACAAAAGTTCCGATGTACGGTATCGCCGATGGAATGCACCTATCTCCCCACGGGGCAGAAGGTGCTCTTTTTTGGCTTGGACGATCCTGGAAAGCTTAAGTCCATTAAAGTGTCATTCGGTTATATAGGTATCGCCTGGTTTGAAGAACTTGACCAATTTTCAGGACCGGAAGAAGTCCGCAACGTGGAACAGTCGCTTTTTCGCGGCGGCGTTTATTCGTTGGCGCTTAAAAGCTTCAATCCGCCTGCGATGGCCCGTAATTGGGCGAACCAGTATGCTTTGGAAAGAAAAACTGGAAAATTGGTACACCACAGCACTTACTTAGAGGTATCAACCGACTGGCTAGGGCCACGCTTTTTGGCGGATGCGGAACACCTACGCCATACCAATGAAACCGCCTATCGGCACGAGTATCTGGGCGAAGTAGTAGGCAGCGGAACGCAAGTGTTCGAGAATCTGAAATTAGAGCCCATCGATAACGGGACGATAGAGAAATTTGAACGACGGTTACACGGCATAGACTGGGGTTGGTATCCGGATCCGTGGGCATATAACGGGTGCAGTTACGATGCCGCTCGCAGAACCTTGTACATATATGACGAACTAACACGGCGCAGAACAAGCAACCAAGATACTGCTCAATTGCTTATTGCCCGTGGTGTGTGTCAAGAGAGCGATCGAGAGGAATATCTGACAGCAGACAGCGCAGAAGAAAAGAGCTGCGGGGATTATCGTGCGATGGGACTGCCATGCCGTGGAGCAGAGAAAGGGCCGGGCAGCGTGAAGGCGGGCATGAAGTGGCTGCAAAGCCTTAGCTGTATCTGGATTGATCCGGTTCGGTGTCCGGATACCGCGAAAGAGTTCGGCGAATACGAGTACGAACGCGATAAAAAGACCGGTGAAGTCTTGGAGGGATACCCGGACGTAAATAATCACCATATCGACGCGGTGCGATACGCAACGAACCGAGTTTGGAAGAGGAGGGGCGCATGATAAAGCGTTTTAATGTCTGGTTACGGGAACGGTTCTTACCGGAATGGGCCAGACGGCAGCTAGTAGAAGAGAATGAGAAATTAATAAAGCAATTGGCAGAGGAACGCAGGGAGATAAAACAGATGGAGGCATATATTCAAGGATTGCACGATGGACTACGCCGACAGCGGCAAGTAGTTATCCATAATCATGCAGTGAAAGGGGAAAGCGAAGAATGAGCTTTTTCGGCGCCCTTTTTAATAACAAGATCTATCATTTTGAACAGGCATATCCAGGAGCGAAGGACTATACTACTCCGGCTATGCAGAAGGCCATCCAGGACTGGTTTCAATTGTATTTCGATAATGAAGTGACAGAAGAAGAGGATCCCTGCCAACGGTTACCCTATACGATTGTAAATAAATTGGCACGGACCTGTTTTGCAGAATATGAAGTTACACCCGCAAAGGAAAATTCCTTTGCGACAGAAGTATTGAGAGGATTAGAGACCGTACGAAAAAAGGCCATGCAGCTCGCATTGATCGGTGGAGAGGCATGGTTAAAGCCAGTGCCAAGGCCCAATGGTTTTTCTTTTACAGTGATGCGTCGGGATATGGTGGTAGTGTTAGGCCGGGGGGCGGATGGTGAAGCTACAGCCCTGGGAAGTGCAGAGATTACACAGCGGGACGGGAAGTTTTATACGCTACTGGAACGGCGTAGCTTGGATGAAGCAGGGAGACTGGTTATTGAAAACAAGCTGTATTGTAGTTGGGACGGCCAAAGTTTAGGCGTGCCAGCTGCGTTGGACACATTACCGGAATATGCGGATTTACAACCGGAGGCTGTGATCGGTGCAGTCGATGGGCTGGGCGTAATAAGCCTGCGTGTGCCGTTGGAAAACTGTGTGGACGGCAGCGCAGATGCAGTGAGCGTATATGCGGCAGCGGCCGGCCTGATCCATAATGTTAACCACAACGAACGGCAACTGAGCCGGGAATTCGAGAACGGGGAAAGTCGGGTGTTTGCTTCTGCGGACATCTTAGACAAAAGGAAGAACGGCAAGCGGTGGCTTCCGCCCGGTTTATTCGTAGGGATTGACGACGATCTCAAAAATACGGGCGTAACCATTTTTTCTCCTGCATTGCGGCAAGAGAGCTTCTTGGCTCGCAAAAAGGAATATCTGCGGAATGTGGAGAGCTTGATCGGTTTAAAACGGGGGATTCTTGGAGAGGTGGAGGCGGCGCAACGTACCGCTACCGAGGTTACCAGCAGCCAAGGCGATTACAGCTTGACTATACAAGACCTGCAACAAATGTGGGAGAAGGCCGTACGGCAAGCATTTGTGGTATGTGGTAGATTGGGAACGCTGTATAAGGTTCAAGGAGCTGTAGAGTTGGATCCCGATCAATCTATTGCTATGGATTGGGGAAACGGCATTTTATACGACAAAGACAAAGAGTGGAGCCAAACCATGCAGTTAGTAAGTGCTGGAATGCTGCGGCCGGAGATCGCCCTGGCGTGGCATTATGGTTTACCTTGGGAAACGCCAAAAGATCTGGAATATGTGAGGATAAAGTATATGCCAGAAGTGGAGAGGATGACGGGTGATGAATAATTATGTTGACACCGGAACAAATCGAAGCTCTCCGAGACGCTGCCAGCCATATTACAGATCCGATAAATGATTATCTAATTGGAGATATTGCACGGCGTATTTCCGAGGCTGGGCAGCTTACCAGTACAGCGGCCTATGAGGTATGGATGGCGCAGCAGCTGGGAACATCACAAAGACAAGTAAAAAAGGAAGTGCGTAAAAGGTTAAAGGTTTCCAATCGTGAATTAAAAAAACTGATGGCACAGGCGGCGGAAGTGGGATATGATTTTGATTTGAAACGCCTACCTGTACAAGCGGTACCATTCCGCGCAAATGAAAGCTTGCAACAGATTGTTGCCGCAGCGGTTGAACTCGCCGGAAAGGATCTCAACAACATAACACAGACGTTGGGAATGGTGGACCCTTTTGGAAAAGCGCTGCCTTTACAGGACGTATACAGATCCTGCACAGACTTTGCTTTTAAACAGGTCATTACAGGCGCTTCCGATTATAATACGGCGATCCGTACGGCTTGCGCCAATATCGCGAAATACGGCGTGAGGACCATTGATTATGAAAGCGGTGTACATACCTCGTTGGAAGCTGCTGTCCGGCGAAATATTATGGGCGGATTGGGTCTTATGAATGAACAAATCGAGCAGGTCAATCACGATGAAATGGGCTGCAATGGTTGGGAAATCAGCGCTCACGCCAACAGCGCGCCGGATCATGAACCAATCCAGGGGAAACAGTACAGCGATGCAGAGTATACGGCGTTAAACAACAGTCTTGTCCGCCGGATTGGTACGCTGAATTGTGGTCATGTTGCCTTCCCCATTATTTTAGGAATCAACAGTCCGCAATATAGTGACGCCGAGCTTACGGATTTACGACGGCAGAATGAGGTGGGAATTACCTATCAAGGGATACATTACACCGGATATGAAGCTACACAGATGCAGAGGAAGATAGAACGGTCTATCCGGATGCAAAAGAACCGCATTCTAGTGGACAAGGCTACAGGCGATATAGATAAAAGGACGATCGATCAGATCAAGCTACGCCAATTGAACGAAGAATACCGGCGTTTTTCCCAGGCAGCGGGTTTACGGACAGAATCGGAACGGATGTGGATAGCCAAGACTAAAGAAATGTAATGCTTAAATCTATTTTTGACCGGACCGAAGTCGTAAAACTACGGGACCGCAGGGGAGGCAACCCCTGTTAACAAAGCGTAGCGGGGAAAGGGACAATATGAAACGCGAATTTTTGCAAAACTTTAAAGTCGGCGATCAATCGTTGCCGAAGGAAATCATTGATGCAATTCTGGATGAGAATGGTAAGGACATCGAATCTGTAAAAGGTAAGTATGCGGATTATGATGCGATCAAAAAACAGCTCGATGAGGCCAACAGAACGATTGACGGATTCAAAGACATGGACATTGATGCAGTGCGGAAAGAGGCGGCCGATTGGAAGCAAAAGGCAGAGCAGGCGGAAAGGGATGCCGCGGAAAAAATTGCAACGATCCAATTTGACGGACTTCTGGACAGAACCATTACAGGGGCAAGAGGCCGAAACACAAAGGCAATAAAAGCGCTTCTGGACCTTGATACGTTGAGGGCCAGCAAAAACCAGGAAACCGATGTGAAAGCCGCATTGGAGACTCTGAAAAAGGACAGCGGTTACCTGTTTGAAGACGCAGAAACCCCGCCGCCCTATGCAGGAGGAACTGGGACGCAGAAACCCGGATCTGGGTCGGATTCCGCATTGCGCAAAGCAATGGGACTGCCAGAGGCAGCAAAATAATTTAGAAATGAGGGAATCAAATGGCAAACGCAATTGAACTGGCAAAGAAGTTTATCCCCATGCTGGATGAAGTGTACAAACTTTCTAGTCTGACTGCTGTGCTGGACGGCGCGGCGGAATTGGCACAGCAGGGAGCTAATGCAAATGAACTGATTATACCAAAGCTGGATATGCAGGGATTGGGCGACTATAACCGCAACAGTGGTTATGTGTCCGGCGACGTCACCTTGACCAATGAAACAGTCAAGTGTAATTTTGACCGTGGTCGGATGTTTACGGTCGATTATCTGGATAACTTGGAGAGTGCAGGCATTGCTTTCGGCCGGCTGTCCGGTGAGTTCATCCGCACGAAAGTTGTTCCGGAATTGGACGCATTCCGATTTGCGACGTACGCTTCTGCCAGCGGTATTTCGAAAGTGGCTACCGGCGCAGCGCTTGCTGACGGCGCCGCAGTTGTAGCCGCTCTTAGAGCAGCCGTAAGTGAGATGGACGAAGACGAGGTTCCACAGACCGAACGTTATCTGTTTATCACTCCCACTTTACTGGGAATGGTACAGGATATGGATACGACCAAAAGCCGCGAAGTGCTGCAAAACTTTGCCGGAACGGTGAAGGTTCCTCAGACTCGTTTCTACACCGCCATTGAACAAAACGATGGCACCAGTAGCGGCGAAGAGGCCGGCGGCTACAAGAAGGGCACCGGCGCGGCGAATATTAATTTCATGATTATTCATAAAGCGGCGGTCATCCAGTTCCAGAAGCACGTTGCGCCAAAAATCATATCTCCAGAGCAGAATCAGACGGCCGACGCCTATAAATTTGGCTACCGCAATGTGGGAATTGCTGACGTGTACGAGAATAAGGTCGCGGGGATTTACCTGCACCATCAGGCCGCGGGCTGATATGGGACGTTTGGTAGGCTTGACCTTTGAAGTGAAAGCGCCGGAAAAAGAAAGGGGCAGCAAGACGGATGGCAACCATAGACGAAAGACTCCTGGAACCGGACGGCAAGCCGGAAATTCGAGAGAACTTCAATCGGATTCTAAGCCTGTTCGATGATGGAGGAGGTGTTCCCGGTCCACAAGGGGTAGGAATTAAAAGTATCACGGGGACGATTGACGGAACCAATAAGCTCACCCTGGTTTTTACACTGACGGATGATAGTACGCAGACGGTGGAAGGAACCATCACGCCTCCCACGACGGTATAGGAAGGCTGTTGACATGACAGATTACGCGTTCTATATGACAGTATATTTGGGCGACTCTATCCCGCAGGAGGACTTTGACCGGCTAGCAAAACGGGCGGAAGAGCAGATCGCCCGGTATAAGCGTATTTATCGGGTGGATGCGCCGGACGCGAATAGCGAAAATATGGCTATTTGTGCGATGGCCGACGCGTTGTACTATTTTGAAACTGCGCAGAATGGCGGGATCGTAACCAGCTCGTCGATTGGAAGCGTTTCCAGCAGCCAGAAGACCGATGCGATAGACATCAGCCCTAAAGCGCAGGCAGCAGAGCTGTATCGTTGTGCCTGTCAATATCTGGATATTTACCGGGGGTGCAGTCTATGTTAAGTGTGCGGCATAAATTGGGATCGCCGGTGGATTATTCCAAATGTAACCAGACGGTGACTATTTACCACAAAGATCATGAGCGGTACACAGCTACTATCGTGTATCAAGCCTTTCTGGACTTCAAGAAGACGCAGAACGTGGACAAGACCGGCAGTCAGGAAACAAATTCCTTCCTGCTGGTCATCCCCTGCGATTCTCAATGCGTTTTTGTGGGCGATAAGGTGTTGTTAGGCGAGGGTCCAGAGATTGCTACACGGGAAGAATGGGCAGGCTTTATCCCCGCGAAAGTACCCGGATTGGTAGTTGTAAAATATGTTGATCCTAAGTACTGGCAGGGACGATTAATACATGTGGAGGCGGGTGGATGAATGTAAAGCTACAACTGCTTCCAGCGACACAGATTGTCCGGAACAAAGGATTGAGCAAGGACGGAGATGTTCAGCGGTTCCATACAGCGAATGTCTTACGCCGAATCATTAAATACATGCCGTATCGTACGGGGGAGACCATAAAAATTACTGTTGCACAGACAAACATCAATAAGCCGCAAATCGTTACAGATGTCCCTTATGCCCGTTTTTTGTATTATGGGATGGTTATGGTTGGAATAAATAGCGGCAGTGCTTATGCACGCAGAGGTGAACCGAAGCGTGTGACAAACCGCCCGATTACCTATACGAAAACAAAAAATCCACGCGCTGGCCCTTACTGGGATAGGGCGCTTGTAGCAGCGGAGGGGGCGGCAATGACAGCCGATCTACAGCGGTACATAGAAACTAGGAGATAGCTATGACGGATCTAGAAAAAATCCGGGGGTGGATCGCCACCTACCCGGATTTTAACATCTTGGAGAGATTTCAGGTTGACTATACAGATCAGCTTCCAGCCAATGGTGGTCTGTTTCCCACGGGGATGGTTGAGGTCAGCCGCGCGGAGGATATACTTGGAAATGTAACCGTGGAAAACCAGTATAATTTTGGCTTGTACTGTGTGCTTGAGAAAGCACCGGGGGATGACGCAGGCGCAGAAATCAACGCAGATTGGGTGATGGGCTTCCAGAAGTGGGTGCAGGAACAAAGCGTCCGTGGATGCGTACCCCACTTTGGGAATACCCAAGAAAAAGAAACTGCCAAGGCTCAAAACGGAGTTCTGTACGAGCAATCCGGTGAAGGCACAGCGGTTTATATGGTGCAGCTATCTGTACAATTCAAAAAATATTTCGAGGTGATTTGATTGGCAAAGATTGAACGAAAATATCTTGCGCATTATGTGAATGCCGATACCACCGGTTCGTCACCGGAGTATGTGCGGCTTGGAAAGGATCTGGAAGAGTATTCTCCGGAGATGTCCGCAGAGGTGGAGACCACAAAGAACATTTTGGGCGAAACCAGTATCAACATATCCAGCTATGAAAAAACCGGAAGCGCAGAACCCTATTATGCAGAAAAGGACGATCCCCTTTTCGACCGGCTACAGGCGATTATTGACGGCAACCTTGTCCTGGACGATCTGAAAACCGACGTAGTGGAAGTAAAGTTGTGGGAGACGGAACAATCTGGAGCATATCCTGCCACGAAGGAAGAGGCATATATCGAGATTACATCCTATGGCGGCGATACTACAGGCTATCAGATTCCCTTTACGTTGCACTACACCGGCGTAAAGACGGAAGGAACCTTTAACCCACAGACGAAAACGTTTACGGAAGGCGACGGTGAATAAATGGCTGAAAAACTGAATTTTGACGATGGAATAAAGGAATACGAGGTAAACGGGCGAGAACTGCTCCGTTTTAACCCATCGGATCCAAATGTCTATAACCGTTTCTGCGAGTTATATGAAGAACTATCAAAACTCGAAGAGAGCTATGAAGCGGAACTGAAAAGGTTGGAGGCAGAAACCACAGACGACGATGTGGAATCCAGCGGCAAAGCTCTCAAACTGATGCATGACATTGACGCGAAAGTGAAAGCGCGTCTGTCTTACGTGTTCGGCGAAGGGAACGATTTTGACCGCATAATGGGCGGTGTCAATTTGATGGCGATTGGAAAGAACGGGGAACGTATTGTAACCAACCTGCTTGCTGCGTTACAGCCTATCATCGAGGATGGCATTCGCCAACATCAATCCGATGCCGCCGCAGAAGCCGTGGCCGCTGCCAAGCTCAACCGGGAGCAGCGCCGCGCGAAGAAATGACCGGGTGGGACTTGCCGGAATTTGCGGAGATTGGCGGTAAGACTTATCGAATCAATGCGGATTACCGGGATATTCTTGATATTATTACCCGACTAAACAATCAAGAAGAGAGTGAACAAACGCGCTTATATGTCGCGTTAGCGCTCTTTTATGAGGATTTTACGGACATGCCGCGGAAGGATTATCAGGAAGCTGCCAACTGGATGATGCGCTTTATCAGCTGCGGAGAAGAAGAGACGGATGCCCATCCGCGACCAAAACTCCTTGATTGGGAACAGGATCGCAACATGATTGTGGCAGATATAAATAAAGTGGCAGGGTGCGAGGTGCGTGCCCTGCCCTTTTGCCACTGGTGGACATTTATCGCGTGGTTCAACGCTATAGGGAAAGGGCAGCTTTCCACGGTGGTTTCCATCCGCGACAAGCTTCGCCGGGGGAAGAAACTCGAAAAATGGGAGCAAGAATTTTATCGGGATCACAAGACACAGGTGACCTTGAAACAGCGATACACAGCGGAAGAATTGGCCGAGCGGGAACGCCTGAAAAAGTTATTAGGAGAGTAAAAAACCGCGCCCCTATGGAGGGCGCGGTTAAGTAACAAAAGCATTTAGTTTAATTTAAATTCGATGTCAGCGTCAGAACTAAAAATACTGCCTGTGTACTGCAAAATTAATTCAGGGTCATTGATAGGCTCTTCAAAGGCGAGTGTTCCGGAAATTGTCCCGCCAGGGGCCAATTCCCCACTAGACAAAGCCGTGTCGGTGTTAATCGTGGTGAATGTGATATCCGTAATTTGACCTTGGCTGTTTTTGATCTTAAAGTCATACGGATTGTAAGAGATATTTTCGTCAGTGCTATTATTTTTATACTGCACGGTTACGACGATATATTCCATGCCGTCTTTCGGTTTATCGTAGGTGCTGCCGCTGGATTTTTCAACTTTTGTAACGGAGAGCTCTACGTCATTGTATTGCGCGGTCTCATTCACCCCGTACACTTTATCTTCCAATGCTTCTGAGGAAACCTGCACTTCTTGGCTGACCTCGGTGCTGTCTTCTTCCGAGGAGATCAGTTCGGACGCAGAACTTGAAGAAGATGATGTGTCGTCCCCCTCCCCAAAGATGGATCCGATGATACCAATTACGACTAACACACCCAGCACAATGAGTACAATTTTTAAAGGTCTGCCCTTTTTCTTCGGTGGTTGCGCAGAAGCATTGGTTTGTTGCACCGCTGACGGATCTATAGGAGCCCCACAATTTGGACAATATTTCGCTGATCCAACATCAGTGCCACATTTTGGACAATTCATAATTCTACCTCCCTAAATTTTACAATTTATGCATATTATAATGCTTTTCGACAAATTCTGCAAGAGAAAAAGAAAAATTTTTTAAAAGCCTCTCGATTTGTTGCGCGCAACATGTTATACTGTTACACGTAACAAGGAGGTGAAACGAGTGGCTCCTGAAAGTAGGGCTGAGTACTTCCGAGAGAGACGCACAAAATTCAAGTCATTTTCTGTGGCCGTAGAACGAGAAAAGATGGAACAGTTTGAAAAAAAATTAAACGATTCTCAAACTACAAAAGCAGAGTGGTTGAACAAAAAAATTGACGAGGAACTCAGCAAATAAAAAAATAACGGAAACGCCCTCCCGTGGAAAGTTGAGCGAATCCGTTATTACACCAGAGGTTACCCATCTGATAAATCCATTCTATCATGGTGGGGCCTCTAATTCAAGAAGAAAGAGGTTTTTTACATGGATAAACAATTGACAAAGGCACAAGTGCAAGATTTATTTGCGAAAGAAGCCGTACTTATCGGCACAAATGATGGCGTTCCATTCCATCGCGTGACACAACTTTTTGGCAGCAAAGCGGCGAATTATGGATTTAGCTTTGAAGGAGGCAGAAACGTCTTTGGGATTGGTGATTACCAGCTATCTTATTTAACCATCAGAGGGTTCTGCGGTGCGGCAGCCTATCACAATGTCGAACTAATTCACAATGACCTCGAGGAGGTGCAGTCGGCATGAACGAGATCCAGAAAGCCCGTACCACATTGGCTAAGATGCTGTTGGACCTGTCAGACGAGGCCCTAGAGTATGTATGGCGGCCTATCATCTATGCCTACTACTACACGGATATGCGGGACCCTGACCGGTTGACAGACGACGACTCCAAGCGACTGGCGCTCATTATCGCGGTTGCCCATGAGTCGCCGAATGTGATCAATCGCTTGGAACAGCTAAACAGAGTCTTATGGCAGATTAAGCTGAAGAAACAGAAAGGAGCCGCCGTATGAATGAGTTGCAAATTTTTAATAACCCAGAGTTTGGGGAGATAAGGACTGTGGAAGTGGACGGGGAACCTTGGTTCGTTGGAAAGGATGTGACCCTGGCGCTTGGATATAGCGACACAGATCAGGCCCTTAGAAAGCATGTCGATGAAGAGGATAAGCTGACCCGTCAATTCAACGGGTCAGGTCAAAACCGGGTTATGACCATCATCAACGAATCCGGCCTCTATTCTCTGGTTCTGTCCAGCAAGCTGCCCGGAGCAAAGCGGTTCAAGCGATGGGTGACGGCGGAAGTCCTCCCCTCCATCCGCAAGCACGGTGCCTACATGACGCCGGAGACTTTGGAGGCGGCTATCCTCAACCCCGACACAATGATAAAGCTTTGTACAGCGCTCAAGGACGAACAGGACAAGCGCAAGGCGCTGGAAGCGGCTAATTCCGCATTAACAGTGGAAAAGCAGATCATGCAGCCAAAAGCAGAATATTTTGACGAATTGGTTGATCGAAATTTAAATACCGGAATACGGGAAACGGCAAAGGAATTGGAGATTAAGGAAAAGAGCTTTGTGGCTTTTCTTCTGGATAAACGATATTTGTATCGGGATAAAAAAGGGAAACTACAGCCTTACGCCCAATATGCAAACGATTTGTTTGTCCTGAAAGAGTGTTACAACGAAAAGACACAATGGGCTGGAACCCAACTTCTGGTTACTCCCAAAGGACGGGAAACGTTTAGATTACTGTATCTGAATCTGAAAACCGCTTAAAGTGTGTCTCCACTTCCGTAAGGGGCAAGTGGATTGAAAGAAATAAATCACACATAGTAGCATAAAAGACGGACAGTGACAAAGAAAACCGCACTCCATCAGGGGCGCGGTTTTCTTATGCTCATTTTTACGCCAGATCGGAGGTGAAGGGTTGGCAGACGGAAAAGTAATTATCAGCACAGAATTAGATAACAGCGGTTTTAAAAGAGGAATATCTGGACTCCAAGGCCAATGCAATGGCCTGAAAAGCGTTATATCCAGCATTGGTAAAACGATTGCCGTAGCGTTCAGCGTAGGAGCTATTATTAATTTTGGCCGTCAGTCTGTGAAGGCAGCATCCGACCTGTCCAGCGCTATGATAGGTTTGCAAAGCATCGTGGATGGGCAAGGCCGCAGCTTTTCACAGGCGCAGTCTTTTATTGAAGATTACATAAAAGATGGCCTTGTGCCCATGCAAGATGCAGTGACCGCCTATAAAAATCTTTCCATGCGCGGCTATGATACCACGCAGATTGAACAAACCATGACGGCGCTAAAAGATGCGGCGGCCTTCGGCCGGCAGTCATCTCTGACGATGGGACAGGCAGTTGCATCGGCGACGGAGGGCCTCAAGAATGAGAATTCTGTCCTGGTGGATAATGCAGGTGTAACGAAAAACGTATCTGTTATGTGGAAAGAATATGCGCAGTCCATCGGCGTCGGCGTACAAAGCTTAACAAAAGAGCAGAAAATCCAAGCGGAAGTCAACGGAATTTTACAGGAAACGAAGTTCCAAACGGGAGATGCTGCGAAAGCGGTGAATACCTACGCGGGGCAAATGTCCATGCTGAGTTTTAACTTTCAGCAGCTGAAAGTAGCCGTTGGAAATGCGATTATACCAGTTGTGCAAGCCGTACTTCCAGCGATCAATACGATTATATCCGCCTTGACATCTGTTGCAAACCTGATTGCTCAGATCACGACAGCCTTATTCGGAAAATCTACTAAAAGCGCACAGAAGGCTGCAACGGCAACCAATAGTGCTGCCAATGCGCAGAATAATCTCGCCGACTCCACGGAAAAAGCTAATAAAGCAGCCGATAAGCAGCTTGCTTCCTTTGACGAGCTGAACATTCTGAAAAAGGATAGTGCAGGCAGTTCTTTGGGGGCGTCTTCTGGCAGCACTGCGGGCGGAGGCGGAACGGCTGCCGAGATCCCCGTTTTGGCGGGGGAGATTGGTTCTGAAGTAACAGTAAGCCCCAAAGTGCAACAAGCGGTTGATTTCATCCGTGGGCTGTTTGAAAGCGTAAAACAGACAATCACGGATGTCGCCGACTATGTAAGGACGAATTTTGTTCCCCCGTTCATCGAGGCGGTCAACATGGTTGCGCCCCAAGTAGAGCGGTTTAAGTCCATCCTGTCCGGAATCTGGTCTGATATTGGTGATCTTGCAGAACCTCTGAAAGCCTGGTTTACGAACGATTTTACTCCTTTTCTGCAAAATAGTATTCTGACATGGGGACATATCGTATCGGGGCTGTTTGACACTTTCAATATGGTTTTCTCGGACATCTGGTCACTGGTAATTCAGCCAATCCTGGATAAGCTTGCCACGACGGTGCTGCCGTTTTGGACGGAGTTTGCCAATCAAGTCGTGTTGACGTTAGGACCAGTTTTTGATTTCATAAAAGCAATTTTTGATTCCGTTTGGAAAGATGTTATCGCGCCATGTCTGGATTTTATTGTGCAAGCATGGTGTGATCTATGGGACATTGTCAAGCAACTTTGGGATGAATACGGAGAACCAATTTTTGAAGCACTCCGTGAAGCAATCACCGGTATAAAAGATACGTTTTTAAACGCTTGGAACACCATTATCAAGCCTATTTTTGACAATATATTCCAAGTCTTAAAAAAGTTATGGGACGAGCATTTAAAACCCCTAATTGCCCAGATCGGGGAGTTCATCGCTAAATTGGTACAAGGGGCGCTGGAAATCTACAATAAATTCATTCTTCCGGTCTACAATTGGTTTGTCAAAACTTTAGGCCCTCCGATTGTGCAGGTAATCAACTGGATCACATCCACTATTGGGACGATCGTCGGCGTCATAGCAGATGTTGCAAAAGGCATATTCAAGTCGCTGGGCGGGATCATCGATTTTGTTACTGGAATTTTTACCGGGAATTGGGAAAAAGCGTGGAACGGAATCAAAGATATATTCGGGGGGATTTGGGATGGTTTTATATCCATAGTGCGGGGTCCAATTAATGGCATCATAGGCTTAGTTAACAAGATGATTAATGCCATCAACGGTATGATTCGTAATGTCAACAAAATTCATATCGACCTACCGGACTTTCTGGGCGGCGGATCCTTTGGATTTAACATACCGACGATCCCTAACATCCCAAAACTTGCACAAGGCGCAGTTATTCCGCCGAACCGCGAATTTATGGCCGTCCTGGGAGACCAAAAGAGTGGTACGAACATCGAGGCCCCGGCGGACCTCATCCGGCAAATCGTGAGAGAAGAGCTCGAAGCACTGGATATGCAACCGCAAGTTGTGGTCAAGGCCACTGGCAGCATGGGGGCTTTGGTGCGCCTGCTGAATTTGCAAGTTGATCGGACAAACAAGCGCTATAGCCCTGTGGGATAAAGGAGGGACCAAAACTGAAAGCATTGCTCATCGACGGAAAAGAACCGAGGGCGCCTGATAGTATACAGTTCGCCCTTCAAGACCTTTCCAGCGAAAATTCCGGGCGGGATATGGCCGGAACTATGCATAAGGACGTCGTGGCACAAAAACGATCTCTAAACTGCAAATGGGGTCCTATGACCATGCAGGATTGTGCGTTTTTGTTGAAGCTCGTGAACAAACCAACCTTCGATGTGACATACCCGGATCTATTGGATGGAAAACCTGAGACCAGGAAATTCTATGTTGGGGACCGAACAGTCCCGATCTTACGGATACGTGAGGACGATGTATACGTCAGCAGCGTATCCTTTAATTTTATTGAGGTGTGACTATGTATACTACCACAGATTTGTATAAGCGCCTGATCCGGCAGCCCGGGCGTCGGCAGATGATAGGCGGCACAATTACATTGGCCGACGGGACGATAATTGACCTCACTCCGCGAAATGTTTCAGAGGGAGGGCTTGAAGTCTCTACCGCTACCAGCCAACAGGGAGCGTTCACCTTGGGCGGGGCGGTAGTGGGGGAAGCAAATCTCGCGCTCATCAACCACGAAAAACAATTTGAAAACGCAGATTTTACGGAGTCGGTTCTTCGGCCTTCTATGGGGCTATTGACGCAACAAAAATGGGACGGCACACAAACGATTGAGCGGGTGCCGCTGGGCGTCTACACAGTAGACAATGCTGACAAAACCAACTCAACAGTAACTATTTCGGCGCTGGACAATATGGAGAAATTCGAGCGTCCCTATAGCGATAGCGATCTTACATATCCGGCCACGCTGAAGCAAATCGTATCGGATGCTTGCGCGGTCTGCGGTGTAGCACTGGCAACACCAGATTTCCCAGGCTCGGGTTACACCGTGGCGCAAAGGCCCGATGAAGAGAACATTACATTCCGTGAGATCGTAAGCTATGCGGCGCAGCTAGCTGGATGCTACACCCATTGCAACCGAGACGGTGCTTTGGTGGTGGATTGGTATGATCTTTCCACCACGCCTTACCAACCGACGGGAGTGCAGTCGTCCGATGTGGCTGCAGCCGACATAACGATCACCGGCGTGCAGCTTATCCCACAGGATTCCAATGTTGCGCCGGTCAAGGCTGGCACCGAAGGATACATCGTAAAAATCAACAATAATCCGCTTGCACAGGACAATTTACAAGCTCTGGTGGATGCCCTAGCTGAAAGGCTGGTCGGTTTTAGCTTCCGGCCTTATACGGTCGAGTGCTTGTCAGACCCGTCGCTCAATGTGGGCGATACAGTGCGTATTACGGACCGGTATGGGAATCAGCATGTCAGTTTTGTGAGCAACATCGTCTATGCACCGGACGGGACTATGACGATCACCGCCGATGCGGAAAGTAAATTAAGCAATGCGTCCACGCGTTTCACGGCCGCAGAAAAACTACAGGAGCAGGTCAACAAAGTGGAGGATACCGTTACAAAGCAGGGGACAGAGATCAACCAGAACAAACAGGAGATTGAACTGAAGGCATATAAAGATCAAATTATAGCGACCATCAACATCAGCCCAGAAGGAATCAAGATCAGCGCAGATCGGATTGACATCTCCGGGCTGGTCACGATGTCAGACCTAGAGGGGGAAGGTACTACCATTATCAACGGCGCCAATATCACGACCGGCCGGATTGAGTCGGAAAACGGTGATTGGTGGCTGGATCTGGAGAGTGGCGATGTTTACCTTTCAAAGGGGACGTTCTCCGGGGAAATCCGATGGGGCGACGACAATTACATCGAACAAAATCGTAACGGTGATACCATCATTTCAGCGGCAAACGACGTCACGATCCTCACCGGAGGAAACCGTGGGAAACTAGACATAGCAGGAGATGTAACCTGTGATAGTGTGGACTGCAACCATGTGTACGGATCGACCGTAGAGGCCGACGAGCTGCACGCGGCTAATGGGTATACCGGAGAAGTCGGTATTACTCGCAGCGACGGCAGCACAAGAATCATGGAGTTCGAGGATGGTATATTCCTCGGCTATGTGTGAGGTGATTGAAATTGACCAATGAAGCGGTTAAGCTGAACGCCTGGAAAGTCAGCGCGGATACCGTGATGGCGGTGCAGGGAGAGGTAAACGGCCGTACACTTACAGTGACGATTATCGACCGCAGTGGAGAGCTGGACAGCACCAGCAACGCAGAAGTAATTGACCGGCCTCTTGATCTCACCGGGAAAACCGTGCAGCTGTATGTGGGGAAGCCGGACGGAAAAGCATGCCTGCTGGATGGATCCGTAAAGGATGCAGAAAATGGTATAGCCGAGTTCACCCTATCGCAACAGAGTACGGCAGTCAAAGGAAAAGCGTCTTTGGAAGTCTGGATAACGGATGCGCAAGAGAACACGCTGAAAATTATCGGGCTTACGCTGGATGTGAAGGCGTCGGGTGAAGCTGATATCGAGAGCACAAACGAATTCCAGACACTTTTACAGGCCACCCAGGAAGCAAAAGCCGCCGCAGAAGCGGCAAACAATGCGGCCAATACCGCAAACGAAGCCGCAGAAGACGCCGATGTAGCGACCCAAAACGCGAACGCCGCTGCGGGAAGTGCGAATGCAGAAGCCGTAAAAGCCAGTCAAGCCGCGTCAGATGCCGATGAAGCAGTCATCCGAGTGAACACAGCGATCCAAAATGCTGCAAACGCCACGCAAGCAGCGAACACAGCCGCAGACAACGCCGAATCTAAGGCGGAAGCGGCTCAAACGGCAGCCGATCGCGCGAATGATGCTGCTGACAAGGTGGATGACGCACTGGCGGGGGAAATCGGTCCCGCCATCGAAGAAGTGATTGACGGACAGAAAGGCAAAGCGAATGGGCTCGCCAGTCTCGGTAGTACCGGAACAATTCCCACATCGCAAATCCCGACCCTGCCAAGCACAAAATTACCGACCGTCCCTGTCAGTAAAGGCGGAACTGGAAAAACGAGCTGGTCATCGTCCCGAATGATTTATGCGTTATCAAGCACCTCTTTAACACAGCTTGCGTTTCCATCGGTCGCCGGGTCAATTCTGCGCCAAGGGCGGAGCGGTGCCCCCTACTGGACGCCGCCGGAGGATATGTGCGACGCGATCGGAGCGGTGCCCGATACGCGCACAATCAACAGCCAACCTCTATCAGATGATGTGGCCCTAGATGCTGACGACATAGGAGCACTACCCCGAACAGGGGGACAGGTTGACGGCAGTCTACGCATCGTGGCACCGTCTCTGTATCCGCAAATCTCCCTACAATCGAATGATGACACGGAAACCCGTTTGGGAGTTGTGGAGCACAATCTAACCACAAAATCCGTCTATCTATATAACAAAGCCTTGGATGGCACAACCTGGTCACGCATAGAGCTTTTTGACGAGGACACGGACCTAGCAGGGATCGTAGAGCTGATCGTACAGACGTCAAGTGGTAGAGGCACATATCGTCTATACGGCACGCACAATGTCACGGTTATTGACAGCACGCCCACGGAATTTATCGGAGAAAACGTCATAGCATTTTGCACATCCAACCACAGCATCTATCGTGGCATCGATGGCGCGAACGTGCGGTTTTATTAAGGAGGGACAAACTTGTACCAAATTAAAATTGGAGATCAAACCTTTGACTTGTCATGCATCAACGTCGATCGAGATAGCTGTATTATCCAAACCCCCGGCAAATATAACGTCGATGAGATAAAAAACGCATTTGCATCTGGATTGGATTTTACCGTATTAGTGAGTGTACAAAGCACAGCCGAAACCGGAGAGACCACTGTCCAGACGGCTGAATACCCGTACACAGGATATGTGCGCGCAGGAGATCCCGAGAAGGTGACTGTAAACAACGCGCAACGAATCCAGGTTGTGCTGTACAAGTCCGCAGATGAGCCCGGCGAAGGGGATGACCTTGCCGAAAAGATGGCATCCCTAGAGTCGGATTTTAACGGCATGGTGGCCGCAATCGAGAGGGGGCTTGCGTTATGAACGACAGACTGATGGAGGCGTTATCCAGCGCCATCTACGTGTTAAAAATGTATCTTGCAGGCGCAGCAGTAACAGAAGACGACCAACGCATCCGGGCGTCAGGCCTGTATCCCGATTGGTTGGCAGGGAATCACGTCGTCGGAGATGTCTGCAATGCCAACGGCCAGACTTGGGAGTGCTACCAGGCCCATGACAATGCAACCTATCCAGATATTAAACCCGACAACGCTGCGTGGTACACGTTCTGGCGGCCGCTACATGGCAAAACCCCGGAAACGGCTAGACCTTTTGTCCCTGTTCAAGGCGCACACGATATTTATCGGGCCGGGGAGTTCATGATTTGGACCGACGGAAATACGTATGAATGTGTAGACCCGAACGGTACCGCCTATAGTCCCGCTGATTATGCACAAGCGTGGAAATTGATACCAAAAAATTGATGGTTAATTTGCCTGTATAGACAAAAAATCGGGTTTAAAAACCCGAATGATAAAGGGGGAATGTAATACGAATATTAAGCAGCATCCAAGCCCAAACCACGGGAGCCGCAACGGTTGGAAGCCGGATATGATCGTCAACCATATCACCGCGGGAAGCACAGCGACAGGAGCGCTTGCTACGCTATGCAATCCTGCAAGGGAAGCTTCGGCGCATTTCGTCGTTGACAAGGACGGAACGGTCTATCAATTGGTAGCGCTTGACCGTGCGGCCTGGGCCAACGGCACCAGCAACGTTGCCACAGACAACCGATATTATGGGCGCTCTAAGCTGGCAGCAGTACGGGACCGGCGGGTAAACGCCAATCTCTACACCATCAGCATTGAGCATGTCTGTGTGAGCGGCGGGACTCTGACCACGGAACAGCTTGCAGCAAGCATCGATCTGCACCGGTACATCATCGGGGAAGTAAAACGTCTCTATGGTGTCGCCATCCCGGTTGACCGGGCACACATTGTCGGGCACTGCGAAATCAATCCGGTGACGAAACCGAACTGTCCGGGCAAGGATTTTCCATATAACAGAATCTTGGAGGGATTACAAAACGTGGCTATTACAAGCGATACCAGCGGGACAGTAAAAATCAAACGCGGCGGCTACTACACGGCGAAGTTTTCCGGCGCCAATGCGACCCAGATTCAGGTGACCGCAGGGACAGGGGATGTAGTGACCATCGTGCCGATCAACCGTGGAGAGGACAAGCTGGCGGCGATCGTGCCGATTGGAAAACCGGGAGATATGACAGGCATCTACACCACCGCCCCGGGCGGACAGCCGGTGAAACGGTTTGTCGTACAGATTGTGTGAGGAGGCGACCTATGGATCAGGACAACACCATCGCAGTTCAAGCATTGGACAGCGCAAAATCTGCGCACCATCGTCTGGACCGCCTGGAAGATGAGGTCAAGGACATCCACGACCTCGCTGCGGCAATGGCCGCGACCAGGCAGGAGATGTCTGGCGTACAAGCGGACATCCGAGAGATCAAACAAAGCGTGTCAAAATTGACCGCTCGCCCCGGAATCTGGTGGGACAAGCTGGCTGCGGCGGCCATCGGCGCAGCGGCAACAGGAATTGTGGCGGCAATTTTGGCCCAGATACTTTAAAGGAGGATTACATATGGATTTCAATAGCTTTCTGAGTTGGGACATTCTGGCGACCTTCGCGGGTGTAGCAGCCTGTACGGGCCTGCTTACCCAAATGCTGAAGAGCGTGACGGCTAAGCTACCAACGCAGTGGCTGTCTTACATCATCGCTGTGGTGCTGCTGGTAATCACTACCGCGGCCACGGGCGGTTGGATGCAGCCTTGGACGGTATGGGCGTTGGTGCCACTGAATGCGGCCTTGGTCAGCCTGGCAAGCAATGGCGCGTATCAGGCGCTCGTACGGGCGAGAGGTAACGGCGATGGCAGTAAAGCCTAATTCCCACGGACTGGTCGGTGAGGGCGTCGGCTTTGAGAGAATCCGCCGGATCACCGGCTACCTAGTCGGCACAACCGATCGTTTCAACGATGCAAAGCGTGCGGAAGTACGCGACCGGATAAAACACGGGTTGATAGGTGGATAA